ATTTATGAAGATGGTGGATCTTCTGGAGCAAACATTGTACGTGGTGATATTGTAGTACAAGATAATTTAGAAATTATGAGACCATACGTAGATCCAACACCTTTAGCCGTATCTGGCACAGCAACCGACATAGCACTTTATACAGGTTATGAAAATTTAGCAAGAGCAATTATTGATGCTGCTGTCGGTGGATTTTATTATGATAGAACTTATTTAGAAGTTGTTGGACAAGGAAATGATTATTTACCGCTTTGGAAAAGAACTCACAAAATTTTAAAAGTATATGAAAATGCACAACTAGTTTATGATATAGACAACGCAGACGGACCAGAGTTATTAGACTATACTTTTTTAATTACTAAAGATAAAACAGCAATTACTAAAGATCCAATGGAGGCAGTTGATTCTATAAATCGGGCAGAACGAAGATATGCACGTATTCCATTAGGATACTCAGATTCTATTAGCATGTTTGATACAGAAGATAGTGGACATACTCAAACTGTCGTTCCTGGAGTTGCATTTCCAGAAGGAGCAGATTACATTATGTTGTTAGAGACTGGATATAAAGTTGTTCCTTATGATATTCAAGATGCAACATTAATGTTAATTGATGATATTAAGTGTGGCAAAATGGACTATTACAAGAGATATGTTAAAAGTTTTAGCACTGATCAATATAAAATTCAATATGATGATCGCTTAATAGAAGGCACTGGCAATATATTAGTAGATAAAATTTTAGAAAAATATAAAGAGAATATCATCCGTCCAGGAGTATTATAATGGAAGACTGCACAACAGACTTTCTTTATCCAATGAAGGCTGATTTATACTATCCAATAATAAATCAAACTCAATACGGACAAGCAAGCAGAACTTGGTTTTATGATAGAACAATTATATGTAATGCTACATCTGTAGGTGGAGCGGGTACTGAACAAATCAAACCAGAAGCATTTCTACAACATGAAAATAAACTAATAGCAAGAACAAAATCAGATCCTAGGGTATCATCAAATAAAACAGATAATGCTATTACAAACATTTTAATTACAAATATTCGTAATGCTAACGATGAACTTATTTATAGAGAAACAGCAGGGTCAAGGTCTGGACGTGGAACAATCTATGAGATAGCAACAGTAGAACCATTTTCTGGTCCTTTTGGATCAGTAGAATATTTTAAGTTTTTATTACGTAGAACAGAAAATCAAACAGTAGAAGACTAATGATAGTTAGAACCAACACAGCAAGTTTTAATAAAGAAATGAACAACATAGTCCAATATGCATTTGGTTTTTTAGATGGTGCTCAAAAAGGTAAAACAATTTTTTTAAAAAACTTAGGAATTGAAACAATAGATGCAATGGCTAAATATGTAGATGTTTCTGCAAGAGGAAATCCTGCAGCACTTCAGCACGTATATGAGTGGTATCAAACAGGCAGTCCAAGCGCAAGACTATTTAACATTAATTATACTGTTAGCAATTTAGGACTAAGCATTAATTCAACATTTACACAATCAAGAAGTGTAAAAAAAGAATCAAATGTGCCATTCTATAATAAGGCTAAGATTATGGAAGAAGGAATTCCAGTTGTCATTAAACCAGTAAAATCTCCAGTTCTTGTTTTTAATGAAGGTGGTGAAACTGTATTTACTAAAAATTCTGTAACAGTTAGAAATCCTGGAGGAAGTCAGGCTCAAGGATCTTTTGAAAAAACAATAGACGAATTTATTTTAAGGTATTTTAAACAATCATTTTTACGTGCTAGCGGTATATATGACTACATTAAAAAACCAGTAATATTTAAAAAACAAATAAAGTCTGGGGCAAGACTAGGCAAGTCAAAAGGTGTAGATACTGGATTTAGATGGATTGTTAATGCAAAGATTGGTGTAGAATAGTATTATGACCTCTTTAGTATCAAAAGAAACTGGGTTTCCCCCAATATTTATTAACGCTTTTATTCACAGCGAACTTCAAGAGTTTGATTTAATGCCAACTGGACTTGAACCATTTCAGCCATTTTTTCCCGCTCAAGTACCTGACAGTGTAGAAGGTATATATAATGACATTCCTTTTATTAGAAATAATCCTGATACTACCGTAATTATATTTGATAGACTTATGAGATTTAGACCTACCCCATTTTACAAGCATAAAAGAGAACAGTTAATATATTTTATTTATAGCCCTAATCTTTCTAAATTATTTGATACAACTAGGGTAATAATAGAATGTCTTGATCGAGAAGATGTTGCAGCCCAAGCCTTAAACTTTTGGATAGCAAATAATGATATAGAGGATGAGGCGGGTGCCGTAATCCCTAAAAATGTATTTTTTCATAACTTGAAGGTGTATCAAGCAGATGAAAGCAGGGATATCGTAGAGTTGGCTTCTGCTAGAACCTTGGGGCTAAACAAGTTAGTTATTGAGTATGACTATCATACGGTAAGCGTGCAAGGTTCAAATAAACGATATTCTTAAAACGGTGATATAATTAGTATCGAGGAAACAACGCCATACAACTTAATATCTACTATTATGAAAAGAGGTAAAATACATGCCATATAGCCGTGGTACGTCGAACAACATTATCGTTGGTGCAGCAGCACTTTTTATTGCTGACACAACTTTAACTCCAGCAACACTGGAAACATTTGATGCAAGTGAGTCTTTTAAGGATACACTTACAGATGAAGCAGACTACACTAACGTAGGTTATACAATGAACGGTCTTGAATTACAGTTCCAACCAGATTTCGGTGAAGTCCAGGTAGATCAGGTTCTTGACGTTGCTAGACTATTTAAGCAAGGTATGCAGGTAAATCTTGCAACAGCCTTTGCCGAAGCAACTTTAGAAAACTTGCTTCTTGCTCTAGCGTATTCTGATGACGAAATTTCAGGAAACAAGGCAGCATCTACAGGAAGAACATTAAATCTTTCTGCTGGCGACATTGGAGAAGTTCCATTGGAGCGAGGATTAGTTGCTGTTGGCCCAGGAACTGGAAACCCAGCAACTGCAGCCGATGTTGAAAGAGTTTACACAGCATACCGTGCTTTGTCAATTGAAAACGTAACTGTATCAGCAAAGCGTGATGAGGCTTCAATGTTTGAAGTATCATTCCGTTTATTGCCAGAAGATACATCAGGATCTTACGGTAAAATCGTAGATCGCACATACGGTCAATCATAATCTAAATTCAGATTAAACAAATACCCACTTCTTCGGAGGTGGGTTTTTTGTTGTGTTTGTGATAGAATAGAATTCTATGGCAACTACAATATATAAAAGTGATATAGTCTATTTATTTGATGGGACAGAATTAGAAATAATACCATTAAAAATAAAATATCTTCGTGAGTTCATGTTGACATTTAATAATATTAAAAACACAAAAAATGATGATGACGCAATTGGTATATTAATAGAATGTGTTAGAATCTGTATGAAACAATACTATCCTAAAATTTCAGGTACTGTTAAGGATGTTGAGGACAGTATAGATATGCCCACCGTATATAAAGTACTAGATGCCGCTGCTGGCATTAAGATTAATAAAAAGTTAGAAGAGCCAGTAAAGGATCAAGCAATTGGTAGTGGTCAAACCTGGGAAACCCTAGACCTTGCAAAACTAGAAGCAGAGGTATTTTTGCTCGGTATTTGGAAAGACTACCAAGAGTTAGAAACTTCTTTATCAATGCCAGAGTTAATGGCAACCCTAGAGGTAATTAGAGAATTAGACTATACAGAAAAAAAATTCTTGGCTGCAATTCAGGGGGTAGACCTAGACAAAGAATCAAATAAAGATAAAGGTCAAAGGGAATGGGAAGATATGAAAGCAAGAGTTTTTAGCAAAGGAAAAACTGTTGACGGCAACGATATTTTAGCATTACAAGGACCTAATGCACAGAAAGCAGGGTTTGGTATAGGTATGGGTTTGGATTACGAAGATCTAACAAAATAACTTCCCTATGCTATAATTGACATAGCCTATATAGGAGGATACACAAATGGCAACAACAGTACACGAGGGTGAAGAACTTGTTCTCATGGACGGCACAAAAATTAAGGTACGCTCACTTAAGATTTCTCTGCTTCGTCCATTTATGAAAAAGTTTGAGCAGGTAGCAGGGGTAGCAGAAGATAACGATAAGTCAATGACTCTTCTTATTGAGTGCGTACAAATTGCTATGGAGCAGTACAATCCAGACCTGTCTAAAGATATTAGTAAACTAGAAGAGGTCTTAGACCTTCCAACAGTTTATAAAATTATTGAAGCCGCTTCTGGAGTTAAACTAGCAGATGCAAACGCTCTTTTAAATACAGTGCTTGCAAACAACTAAATAATAAAAGAGGTGTAAATGAATGGCTGATGTAAATGCTAATATTGGCGTACATATTGATACGTCGGCGGCACTGGCAGAACTTAAAAATCTCCAACGTCAATTAGCAACCTTCCATTCATCTGTAGCAAAAAGTAGCGCTGCCGCAGCAGCCGCTCAAAAAGGCTTGCAGACCAATCTTTTAAATTCAATAAATGCAACGGGTAAATTCCGTGCACAAATGGGGTTAGTAAGAACCTCAACAGAATCATTTACTCACGCACTGGAGACAAATAAACTCTCTATGCGTGAGTATTTCCGTTATGCAGGCGGATCTACAAAAACATTTGGCAGATTATTTAAACAAGAATTTAACACAATTGGCAAGGTGGCCGAAGAGCGTGTTAAGAAGATGCAGACCCAGTATATCAAGATGGGTCGTGATGCTTCTGGAGCAATGAAAGCAATTTCAATAACTCCAAACACTTTAAACATGAAAGACTACTCTACAAAATTAGCAGTAGCAGCACAAAAACAAGCATTGTTAAATCAACTATTAAAACAGGGATCTACTAACCTTTTAAATTTTGGTAAGAATACACAGTGGGCAGGACGTCAACTTATGGTTGGCTTTACAATTCCCCTTGCTTATTTTGGTACCGCCGCTGCTAAAACATTTATGGATCTTGAAAAACAAGCCATTAGGTTTAAACGTGTTTATGGAGATATGTTTACAACAACTGACCAGACCAATAAGGCTTTGGCTGATGTAGAACAACTTGCCAAAGAATTTACAAAATATGGTGTTGCAGTTACAGAAACTATGGAAATGGCTGCTAATGCCGCAGCAATGGGTAAAACAGGGGCAGAACTTACAGCCCAAGTAGCACAAGCAACTCGCCTTGCAGTTCTTGGCGGAGTAGAGCAAGCACAAGCATTAGAAACAACAATATCAGTAACAAATGCTTTTGGTGTAGCAGCAGAAGATTTAGCAAGTAAAATTAATTTTCTTAACGCAGTTGAAAACCAAACTGTAGTATCTATTGAAGATTTAACAGAAGCAATTCCTAAAGCAGGACCAGTAGTAAAACAACTTGGTGGATCTGTTGAAGATCTAGCATTTTTCTTAACAGCAATGAAAGAAGGTGGTATTAATGCATCAGAAGGTGCTAACGCCCTTAAATCAGGTCTTGCCTCTTTAATTAATCCATCAGACAAGGCAGCAGCATTTCTTGGAAAACTTGGGGTAAACATTAATGCAATTGTTGAAACTAATAAAGGAAACATAAGAAACACAGTAATTGATTTTTCTAAGGCATTAGATACTCTTGATCCTCTAAACCGTGCTCGTGCTATTGAACAACTATTTGGTAAGTTTCAATTTTCAAGACTATCAACTTTATTTCAAAACGTAACAAAAGAAGGAACTCAGGCTGCTAGGGTTTTAAATCTTGCGGGGGCTTCAATTGAAGAACTTGCAATATTATCTGAACGAGAATTAGGTGTTTTAGAAGATGCTGTTGGAACTAATTTTAAAGAGTCAATAGAAAAACTTAAGGTTGCTATAGCGCCGATAGGAAAAACATTTTTAGAAGCAGTTACACCAATTGTTCAAGTAGTTGGTAGGCTATTAGACAAGTTTGATAATCTTGGTGAGGGCACTAAGAAGTTTATTGTTGTAGCATCAACCCTTGTTGGAGTTATTGGACCAGTGCTATTAATGACTTTTGGCTTACTTGCCAACGGTGTTGCAAACATAATAAAACTATTTATAACAATGCGTTCTGGATTTTTAAGGGCTGGGACAAATACAAACCTTCTTGCCCAACAAACAAGTTATTTAAATAGCGAACAACTAGAAGCAGCCACAGTAGCGGCATCTTTAAATCAGGCTCATACACGCCTAACGCAATCATTTGCAGTAGAAACAACGGCAGTTAGATTATTACGTCAAGCCTATATTGATGCAACCGTAGCAGCAACAAGATTTGCTATGGCAAATCCAGGTATGATGATGCCAGGTGGAAGGTTTACTCCTAAAAAGTTTGCAAGGGGGTCAACCTATGTTCCAGGAACAGGAAATAAGGATAACGTACCAGCAGTATTAATGCCTGGAGAAGCGGTAATCCCAACTGACGTAGCACAAGATCCAAGATTCCAGCCAATCATTGATGCAATGGTCAATGGAAAACTACAAGCATTTGATGATGGAACTACTGGGGCTGGAAGGTTTAGATCCTTACCCGCAGGCACCAACCTAGATGAAGCAATCAACAGAATAAGAGAAAAAACAGCAGGTACTGGTGGCGGTGCAAACATGGTTGCTGGAGTAAGAGCAGGACAACAAGCACAATATAATAGAGAAGACTCTTCTGTTTTACAAGCACTAAGTGGAAAAACTTCAGGAACACCAAATCAAACATTGCAAAAAGAAATAGAGTTAAAGTATGGCCGCAACTTAGGAGTAGATACTGAAGCACAACAAGCATACAAAAAGAACAGAGAAGGATTCCAAGAACTTCTTTCAAGAATTACCTATGATGAAAAATCTGGAAAATATATTTACAGTGATAAAAAAGGTATTATACAATCTACTTTTACTAAAGAACAACTTGACCGTCAAATAAAATATGCCTTTAAAGAAGCACCTAGCCAATATGGAACGATGTCTACGAGAAAAACTATTCCAGAAACACTTAATAGATATATTGGTAGACTTGGAAAAGCAGGAAGTGGTGCTCCACGAGAAGTAAGAGAATTAAGACAAAAATACAATCAAAAAACTGCTGGACTTGGTTTAGATAGAGAAAACCTTGCTCTTACTAAAGAACTAAGAAAACAGGGTTTGACAACAAATGAAATTAACAAATTTATGGGAAAGAAATCAGAATCCCATATATTTAAACCATTAGATCCAAAAACTAAATGGCAAAGTGGGCTTACAATTTCTGATCATGAAGGCATTGGTCAATATTTAAACCGTGCTGGTAAAAAATCTGTTGGAAAACTTATTAATGATCCTAGAATATTAAAAGAACTAGGATATACAGATAGAGATATTTCAAAATTAAAACAAAGTTATGCTTTTGCACAACAAGAAAAACAACCAACAAATGCAAAACAATTAGGACACCTTGCAAGAATAGCAGATCTTGAAGTTAAAGCACACAATTCAGGCAAAGTAAATATTTCAAAGATTTATCAAGCAAAAGGTATTCTTGGTGTATCGGCAGTAAGAACTCCACAAATTTGGAAAGAAATTTCACGATCAATTATTAAACTTGGAGACAAGCCAAGTTTTGTAAATAAAAAAACATATGCCGTTATGCAAAACAAAGAAGGAATTCTTAATAATAAAGGCTTTACTCAATTTAGTTCTCAAAACACAGAACCAAGAAGTAGCAGAACGCCAACTAAAAATCCATCTCTTGACAACAGAGTTACAAATCTTAATCCAGCACAAGTAGCAAGTGTTCGTAAATTTGGAAAATTTGGACCAACACCAAAAGTTGCAGGGCTATCAGATGCTCCAAAAATTGATGCTAGAACATCACCAGGAATGGCTATTTCAGCAATAGAGAAACAATTCCGTTCTGAACAAAAATCATTAAGGCGTCAAATTGAAAAGGTAGAGCAAAGAAGACTTGTTGCATTAAAACAAGAATTAAAAACAATTGAAGACAAAAACAAACTTGCTACACAGGCAGCCCCATTAACCAAACAACAATTAAAAGAACAAAAACGTGAAGTAAGAGCACAAAGAGCACAAAGAGTTGGATCGGTTGCTGGCCCTGTTGCTGGAATTGCGGGTATTGGAGCAATGGCAGGATTCATGACTGGTAACAATAGCGTGGGTATGGCGATGATGGGTGTCTCTGCTCTTGCAAGTATTGCCCCTATGCTTACTAATCCACTTGGATTATTTGTTGCAGGGCTAGTTTCTATTACCGCAGTAATTTATAAGTTTAATAAAGATATGGAAAAGGCTAGACAAGAAGGCATAAATCTTGCTAAGGCTATGTCAATGACCAACACTAAATTAATTGAGTTATCAAAAATTACTGGAACAGTTTCATCAAAAGAGTCTGCAGATCGAAAAAGACAAAACCTTATTTCTGGAACTGTTGACCAACAAAGAAAATTTGGACAAAATGTTTTAGAAAGTGAATTTGGAAAAAGTTTAATTGCAGATATTGCTACTCAAGGAAAAGCAGGAAAAACAGATAAAGAAATTGCAACAAATATGGCAAATCAATTATCAACTGCAATATTGCAGGGAGTAGTTACAACAGAACAAGCAAAGAGTATTGCTTCAGCATTAGGAGAAAAACTAGGCAGTTATGAAATACCATTAATGATTAGTGGAGAACTTGTATCTTTATTTGGTATAAATGGCGAAAATTTAACTAAAGATCCACTTCAAATTGCATTAGCAATTAAAAAAGATTCTGCAACAAACTTACAAACAGCATTTGATCAGGCACAAAACAATAGAAAACAAGTAAGTGCTGGAACCGCTGCACAGGGAATTGCTGGTATTCTTTTAGGAGCAGGCGCAGTTACGGCTGGAACTGGAGGTCTTGGCGCCCCAATTGCTTTAGCCGCATCAATTGCATTATTAACTAAATCAGCATTTGATTTAAATAAAGTTCAGCAAGCAAATGCAAAACTTGATGCTGCAAGCATTCAACTAGGACTTGAAGCAATTGTTCAAAATCAACAACTTGTAGATGCATTAAATCAACAATATGATTTAAAACTTAAAAATGCAAAAACTGAAAAAGAAATTAAAGATATTGAAGATCAAAGAAAAATTGGTTTAGATAGTTTAAATAATGCAAATCAACAAACGATAAACGATGTTATTAAATTATCAGGTCAAATATCTACAGAAAATTTTGACAAAGCAATTGGAACATCTATCGATAATTTATACAAAAATGCTTCAGATGCCATTAAAGTGTTTAAAGATATTGCTAAAGATGAATTAAATGATCTTGCAAATACAGATTTTAAAAAGGTCATACAGATTGGTTTTGCTTCTGGAGAGTTAAGTCCAAATGCGGTAATTGCTCTTTTAGATGCATCCAAACAAGTTCCAGAAATTCAAGCAAAAATAAATACGGTTGTAGGAAAAGAAGGTTTTGCAGGGGCAAGCACACTTCTTGAGTTAATAACGCAGACTGGTACAAATGCAAAAACAATTGACTTAATGCTTAATTATATAAACACTAACGAAGTTGCCTTTGATAAAGACATGACCGCATTAGATATTCTTGCAAAATTTCAACAAAAGTATGGAGTTCAACTAGACCTTACTACTAATGGAGTAAAACAATTAACAGTTGCAAATGATGCATTATCAAAAATTTCAATACTGCCAGATAAAATAGATAAAACAGTTGTTCAAAAACTTGCTGGTGAAAATCCAACATTATTTGCAGATGCCTTAACTAATTTTGATAAATTATCTGAAGGTAAACCACTTATAAATAAAACATTGCTTGTTAATTATTTAGTTGGAAAAGTAGATCCACAAATTAGAGCAGCAGCACTTGCTGAATTTAAAGGTATGTCAGAACAAGATGCTATAGCAGCATACTTAGCAAAAGGTTTTAACGCAGCAATAGAAAAAGGAACAAATAAGGGGGCAACTCCTGGCTCAGGAGAAAGAGATACAACTTTAGATGAACTACTTAAAAGATTAAAGTTAGTAAGGGATGCATCAGTCAATGCCCGTGGCGGAATTGACGAACTAAGAAGAGTAATGAATTCTTCAGGCGGAGACATTAAAATATTTAAAGGAATTAATCAACAACTTAGAGCGCAAGGGATAAACCAAGAACTTATTGATTTTATATCTGATTTAGATCCAGCAATTCAAAAGAAATTTATAACAATTAAAAACGGTATTGTTAAAATAACTGCAGATGGAAAAAAATTAGCAAAGGCACTAAATGAGGCAACTCTTGGAGAGTTTGAAGACAATGCTAGAAGTCAGACTCAAGTACTAAGAGCACAGAGTGCAACATTCACAAATTTAAAGGCTGCTGGACTGTCTGCTGCAGAGGCATTAGAAATTGTTACAAATGAGCAAATTGCCCTTGCTTTTGCAAGTGGTAAAACAAAAGAAGAAATTGATAGAATGATTGCTACACTAAGAGAACTTAAAAGAAATCAAACAAGAACACAAGATATAATAAATCCTGCAGAACGGATAAAAAAAGAAGTAAGCATGGCAATGGAATATTTTGATGTTATTGAAAGAGAAGCAAGAAATATTTATCAGCCACAAATTGATGCTGCAAATAAATTAATTGATGCTAATGAAAAATTAATTGATATACAACAACGACTAATGGAAGAAAATTACGATAGACCAATAGCACTGCTTAATGCACAGTCAACAATCTTAAATCATGACCTGTCATTAATTGATAAGGCTGCAGAGTCAATCAATAAAAAATATGATGCACAAGAAAAGGCCCTTCAACAAATATCAGATATTACTGATGATATTGCTGCTAAGGAGTCATCAAGAATTACAATTGCCGATGCATTAACAAGAGGAGACCTTTCTGCTGCAGCAAAGGCAATACAACAACAAAGAGCAGAAGAAGCAAGAAAAGCAAAAGAAAGAAATTCAAACTTATTACAAGTTGCAAGAGAAAAAGAAATTGGCAAACTAACAAACACTAACGGGTTAACAAGAGTACAAATTGAAGAAAAACTTTATACAATTTCTGAAAAAGTTTATGCACTTGATCAAGACTCACTTAAAGTTTCTGCTGAAATTTTAAGATTACAAGATGCAAATTATAATATAAACAAATTATCAATATTACCATTACAGGCTAAACTTCAAGCAGAACTTGATGCAATTGAGGCACAACGAGCAAAGTGGGAGGCTGTGGCTTTAGGGGTAGACGGTGCAAGAGTTCGGGGTGTAGAGTATCAAGCAGTTTTACGTGGTCACGAAGACACGCTTAAAAGAATGAAAGCGTTGTGGGATGGAATTACAAGCAAAGAGTTAGGCGCTGCATCACTTTTAACATTTGCTAATCCAGCAGCAGAAACAGATGCAGAAAAAGTAGCAAGAATAACAAAAGAAAATAACGACTCTCTTGCAGAAAGCAGAGCACAACTTGCAGACTTAACAAACATTATGAAAGATTTGCAAAAAACTCCTATATCAAAACCTCCTACCAACACAAACACTGCATACAATCAGGGGTTGTCTGGTGGTCTTTATGGACCAACACCAGTTATGCCAACAATAGTGCCAAAGCCAGCATCAACAGCAAGCGCATCTGGTCCAAGAGGTGGTGGATATACAATAATCCCACCTACAAAAACTTCTTACAATCCTTTGTCGTCATTTTCTGCTGCAGCAACACCAACGGTTTCTTATCGTGCAAGAGCAATGGGCGGTATAATTCCTAAATACTATGTTTCTGGAGGATACTCAAGGGGTACTGATACAATTCCAGCAATGCTTACTCCTGGAGAGTTTGTTGTTCGTAGAAATGCCGTTGATTCATTTGGAGTAAATAATCTTAATAAAATAAATGATGGCTCATACGGAGGGTCTTCAGTGTATAATTATAGTCTAAATGTTAATGTTAAATCTGATTCAAGTCCCGACGATATTGCAAAGACCGTTATGACACAAATTAGACGAATAGACAATCAAAGAATTAAGGGGCAAAAATAATGGCAACCTCAGCGTATATTTCGGGTAGAAAGAGGTATCAAAGACCACAATCAATTCTATGGTCAGAGAATGCGGGAACCCTGAGTAATGGCCTTTACGTGCCAACTGGACAAGAAATAGGGGCTAATTCAAGCCTTACCACAGGCGGTATTAATCAATTTTTAATATTATCAGATCACAACAGAGAAGACATGTCCTTTAACTCAGAAAGAATTGAAAAACGAGAAAGAACTATCAATGGTAGGATGAGGTCTTATCATATTGCAGATAAACTTACTATGAGTGTATCTTGGAATAATTTGCCATCCCGTGCATATTCTGACAAAGCAGATTTTGCTTCAACTGGACTATCTCCTAATAAAGGAACAAGTTCAGAGTTTACTGCAGATGGTGGTGCAGGAGGGGTTGAGGTTTTAGATTGGTATGAAAATCATCAAGGTCCTTTTTGGATGTATTTAGCATATGATAAATATACTAATTTTCCAGTTGATGGAGAAACCACAGATGCATCTTTTGGACACCTAGGTAAATACAATCAAATTGTAGAAGTTTATTTTTCTGATTTTAACTACAGCGTTGTCAAACGTGGCGGAACAAATCACGACCTTTGGAATATTTCGGTATCTCTGGAAGAGGTTTAAATTGTTTGTAAGTCAAGAATTAAAAACTCATTTTGAAACATCTCCAACAATTCAAACAAGATCTTTAGTTCTTGCTGAATGGAACATGAACATGCCAGATAATATTTTTCATGTTGGAAACTATAGATATAGACCTACTGGGGATGAGATTAAATTTCAAACACTACCGTCATCTTTTGACTCACTAGATGCTGGAGATTACTACACAGATGCTACAGATTCTGAAATATCTATAAATGGTGGGGTAGATGATCAAAACCTTCCACAACTATTTACATCAATAGAGCAAAAAAGAAAACTATTGTACTCATTAGAAGATTGTTTAAAACCATTTAGACCAAGGTCTGGAATTAACAAGCCTTTGTTTTTTGATAGAAGCAATCAATATCTTTCAAACTCTGGAGTGTTTATGGCACAAAGACCCAGATACTACATGTCCTCTAGGTATGATGAATTTAAATATTGGAACTCTTACAGAAAAGAAAACAATGTAGAACGTGGTATTGCAAAAAATATTTTAAATGGTTCTTATTACATTGATGATGCTGTGCCGTTTGTGGTCTATAAAGAGCAAGTACCAACAAATAGAATTGTAATTAAAATGCAAACAAACATTGGCAATGTAGACTTACAAGATTTTATTAATTTTTCTTCAGTAAATGCAGATCCTTTTTTTGGAGAATTAAACAAGACTACTCCTAAAAGATGGAAAGTTCAATATTTAAAAAATAATAATTGGGTAGATGCATATTCATTTAATGAAAACTCTACAAGGTCAGACGGTAGCCCTATAATTGGATCAGACGGATATGTAGAACTAGAGTATGGGTTAATAATTCCAAGTGAGTATGCCGATACTTTTGTTTTTGCAGAGACGTATTCTTCAACTACCTTGCTTCCTGAATCTTCAATAAACGGCTACGCTTATCTTGTTTTAGAAACAAGCAACAGTATAGGAACATATCATGTCTGGAATAGTACAAGTCAGGCCTATGAAACATTTACTCCTACCTACGGATGGACAATTGGATCTGAGTCCATAAATCCAAAAACTAATTTTGTAAAAGATCTTGTATCGCCAGGATTTTTTGTAGATCCAACAAGTGGAGAGTCTAGATACAGGGAGTTTGCATACATTCGTGGTATTAGAATTGTTGCAGAAATAATGAATAAAAAAGATTCAACCTTTGATTTAATTGAAATGTCTCCAAGACTAGTTGTTGATATTTCTGATGAAGTTATAAGTTACAACATAAAAAAATCTCTTTCAGATCTTGGAAACACCGCTTTGCCAGTTGGACAACTTTTAGCATCTACTGGATCTATTTCTATTTTTGATGCAGAGCAAGCGTTTAATCCAATTAACACAAATAGTATTATTAGCAACTATTTAAGAAAAAATATTAAGTTTACTTTTTATGAAAAAATTCTTAATGTAGAAAACTATGACTATTGCGTACCTATAAAAACCTTGTACTCAGAGGGCATGCCCCAGTCTGATGTAACTGGAGGTATTTTATCTTTAGAGTTAAGAGATTTTTATTTCTTTTTAGAGTCTATGCCAGCACCAAGAATGCTTGTTACAAATGTATCACTTAGTTATGCTATTTGTTTATTGCTAGATTATATTGGATTTGCTAATTATTCTTTTAAAAGAGTTGACAACGAGCAAGACCCCATAATTCCTTATTTATTTATAGCACCAGATCAGAATGTTGCTGAAGTTTTAAATCAACTTGCAGTAGCAACACAAACATCAATGTTTTTTGATGAATATAACAATTTTATTGTAATGAGCAAAGACTACTTAATGCCAACAGAACTTCAAAGAAGTGCAGATATCCAGTTGCTTGGAAACAATAATCAGTCAGTTTCTGGCATTATTGAAAATCAAACAACATCAAATATCCCAAACATTATTGCAATAACTGCTGAAGATAAAACAATATTTAATGATGGCAAAATAAATTATACAACAAGGTATATTCAAAGATCTTATGGATCTGTTAACCAAGCAAACGTTCTTGAAGAAGAAAAAACTTGGATTTATAAACCAACCTTGCTTTGGGAAGTTGCTAACGTCGAGCCGTTAAAAACAATAAATGAAAAAATAAGTGAAAATGGAAACTATATTTTAGCAGCAATGCCATTAAACTCAGATTTATCTAACGAATTACCAACTGTTTTTGGTAATTCAATTATTAATAATACAATTGACATTGGAGAAAACGTATATTATTTGTCAAGAAATCAGGGATATTTTTATTCAAACGGAGAAATTATAAGGTATGATGCCGTACAATACAGTATTACTGGAGTTGGAAACGTATACATTTCTAATAACCAAGAGTATCAAAAATATTTTGCAGCCCTTCCTTTTAACGGAAAAATATATCGAACTGGTCTTATTCGTATTTTTTCAACACCATATTACGAGTCAATTGGTTCTATAACAAGGTTGCAGGCAGGAGAAGTTTATGAACACGGTCGTGGTCAGTTTGGAACTCAAGTAACTTCTCATTTTGCAGGAATAAATCCCTATTGGTCTGATAAAAACAATGTTCGTGGAATAGAAATGCAATCTCAATATTTATTTACAACAGAAATTAATCCTACAATACCCGCAACATCTATAGGTGCTGCAGGAATTAGTAATGACTTAGCAAAACAAGCATCTAGAAATGGAATTATTAAAAATTCAAATGTTACAAATTTTTTAACAGAAACAGAAGTAAACCAATTATCATCAACTCGGGCTGGAGTTGTTCAGGCTTCTGCTTTAATTATTAATGGACCATCATTTAAACCCACAGAAAACCCTATTAATTTTGTTTCTTATGTTTATAAAAAATTAGACAGTGCCTTTAAAACATTTGGAACTAGGATTAGAGTTGTTGGAAAAATAGAAAATAATGAGATAAGGGGTCAAACGCCATTTGGCACTATGACATACTATCAGACTGGCAGCACAGTGCCAACTCAAGATCCAAACATTGGTGGAGGGTCTGGAGGCATTGGTATTTTGGTTAATCCCGAAACAAACAATGGCTATTATTTTGAAATTATTGCATTAACAGCAAATAATGTTGAATCGTATTTAAATTTAAATCAAAGCGGTCAGTCAAACATCTCTATTAACAATGTTGTATTCTATAAAATTAAAAAAGAAACCGCATCAGACAAGGCAATTCCAATTAAGTTGTATGGCGGACTTACTCAAATAAATGTTGACAGTGGAACTTTTGCAGGGTATCAAAGAGTATCAGCAGAAGAAGACACAACGGTATATGATCTAACGGTAGAATATCAAGATATTGGTAATACAAGAAGGTTTTTTCTATATATTAATAATCAGTTAATTCAAGTTGTTGACGATACCGACCCACTTCCAATATACAATAATATGGCATTATTTTCTCGTGGATCTTCAAGATGCATGTTTGAACATGTTTATGCTTTATCTGGAAACTATGCTGAAGGTTTTGACTCTTCCGTAACAGAAACATTATCCTCTGCATTTAAAAATAAAGAGGTTGGCACTAATGAATCATTTAGAAAGTATGCAATGAGTGGAGTTGTTCAATCAACTCACCTCTCTGGAATAAGTGCACAACAGCCACCCAAATATAACATATATTTTGAAGAGTTTGGATCTATAATGCGTGAGTGCGCCTATTTTAATATTAGGTATGATAAAGCATATCCAGCCCTATACTCTAAGTTGGCTCCACCAATCAATAAAAACCTTGCATACACAGTTTCTGGTTTTTACTCAGACTCGTATGGTGCTGAATTTTTAATATTTAATTCAACAGATAATTTTTTAGTGTTAGATGAAACAGCGGGAAATTGGTTAAGAATTCAGGGTATTGCTTTTACACAAAACACAACTCACGAACTAACAGTAGATGAATATTTTAAGAAAAAAGGAAATCTTTCAGACCCACCATTTAAAGGAAATACCTTAACTTATTCTCCATTAGTTCAAAAAAACAAATATGATGAAATTAAATTAAGTAGGTTGATTTATGGCAAAAATGAATTTTCTATAAGCACTGACTATATTCAAACAGAAGATGATGCAGAAGCCCTAATGGGATGGATTATTAATAAAATTATGACTCCTAAAAAATCAATAGGTGTAAAAATATTTGCTACACCAACAATACAACTAGGAGATATTGTAACAATTAATTATAAAGATTCTAATGATTTAGATTTAGTTGCTACAGAAAATGATAGGTTTGTAGTATATAATATAGAGTATTCAAGAAATATAGATGGTCCAGATATGACTATTTATTTAAGTGAGGTATAAAAATGTCAATTAGTTTATCTGCAACACCACAAACTCCCGCAACCTTAAATCAAATACTGTCAACATCAAATGTTAATCATATAAAAGCAGCAACACCAGATATTATATTGTTTGAAGATAATGATCAATTAATAAACGAAATGGCGACGTTATATTTTGAAGACCTTTCTGCTCAAGAATTAGTAAGCATATCAAGAAATGACACAATTAATGGACAAGACATATCTTATGAACCAATAAAAAACATCAAGTCCTTACAGCAACAGTACAATCCTAATAACATTCTTGGTTTACAAAAAACATCAGATCAATACTTTTCTGGATTTTCTATTAATTTTAATGAAAAAACTCCAAATAAGGGCAATGGATTAAATGATGCAAATGTTTACGTTGATGGGCAAGGCGATCTAATTATAGAGGCAATAGGTTTAAACAATGATGAGCAAATTGAGGTTGAACTAAGCACAAGTGGTACAATATATATTGTGCAATTTGATGGGAATGAATCATGATAACCAGTATTGGGAAAAATATTATTGGCAAATATTTGCTTGGCCAGGCTCCAGCATATGCGTCATATATTGCAATTGGATGTGGACCAACACCACTAGATACTAACGATACTTCTGCAGATTTTTCTTTAAAAAAGAATTTAGAATTTGAAATGTTTAGAGTGCCAATCTCTTCTAGAGGATTTGTAAACGAAAACGGTGTTGACAAAATTGTATTTACTGCAGAATTACCAACAGAAGAAAGATATGAAATATCAGAAATAGGTTTATACTCTGCTGGATCAAATCCTTCTGCTGGAGTTTACGATAGTAAAACAATTTTTGCATTTACAACAACAGAAGGTTGGCAGTATGCTACTAGCGCTGCAACGACAGAAATTCTATCAAAGCCTGAAGCGCTTGATGGTGGCGCTGGCAATATAATTCTTGATAATAACGGTGTAGTATTTAAAACAAATGCCGATAACACTATTTTCTTTAATCCATCTCGTGCAAATAGGTATGAAAGGTGTAGGTTTTTAAATAACGTAATTTTAATTAGGGGCGATCAAGCAAACTTAACTCTTAGTTCTGAAAGCGATGAAACCCTTGATCACTTTGTAATTGAATCAGAATCAAATCATATAAGATTAACAGGAGCCAACATTGATCTATCAAGAAACTCTCCAAACGATGAATTAAAATTAGCGTTTTCTTTAGTAAACAGAGATGGAAATTCAGCCTCAATACCTGAAACAGTTAGAATTCTTGTTGAGTTTTCTTCTCCTGACGGAGCACAGTATGCAAGGTTTGAAGCAGAACTAAACCAGGGAAGTTCTGGAAATTTGGCAGATTCAGAAGGAGAGTACAATACACTTGCAGACTTTGAAGAAAATAGATATTTTGTAATATCAAAAAAATTACAAGATTTATACAAAACAGAAAATTTTAGTTGGGAAATAGCAACTGTAATAAAAATTTATGCTTGTGTTATTACAGATGAAAGTGGAGAGTTTAATGTTCCTTCTAATAACTATTATATTGCATTAGATGCTTTAAGATTAGAAAATACTCAAACAGTTAATCCACTTTATGGACTAACGGGGTATTCTATTGTAAAAAATGAAAATCAAGAAACCGTTATAAAGTCTCCCAATACTAGCAACTATGTTGAATTTAGATTTTCTGTTGGTGTGTCGTAATGGCTGATGCAGGGATTAAAAAATTAGTTATTCCAAGGAGTCAATTGCCACCAGTAAATGACGACAATGAGTATGTTTTAAGATACAGGATTGTGTCTGATGATAAAAACAGAACTTCTCATTATTCTTCAATATTTACAGCAGTTGCAAATACCATTGAGCCTGTAAGCGGAAATCTTTCGAGAAACGGAAATAGTTTAATTGCAGTCTGGGGTGATGAGAATACTAGACCCAAATATGATATTTTTGTAAAATTTGACAACGGAACCTATGAGTATCACGGAACATCGCCAATACACACATATGGATTTGTTAAAAAAGATTCTGCTACAATAAATGTTAGGGTTGCAGTCCAGGTTGAAGGAATTAACAAGACAAGAAATGCTGAATTAACTATATTTGAATCAAGTATAGTTTCTTTGGTATAATTAAACAGGAGGATAAATGTCAAAAATACCATTACCAGAGCGTGGGCAACCACTAGATGTTACTTATATCTATGAGTTAGCAAAAGCAGTAAACGATTTGTCTACACAGGTCTCTTCTGCAACTTATAACTTTACAACTATTGATAACGGATCGTCAAGTAAAGAAACAATAAAAACATCAAATGCAAAAATAATAGGAGCCTATATTCCAATTTTTTCAAATAGCACAGTTAGCGCAGGCAATGAAAAGGCTTTTACTTATTCGTTTCAAAGTGAATTTAAATTTCCTCCAATAGTTACGGCAACAGCAAAAAATATTACTGGCGAAGCAGCAGGACAAAACGTTACAGTTGTTTTACGAGACATAACAACCTCTAAGGTTGATGGCTTTGTTAGGTTTAATGCTTCTGGCAACTTGTCTTTGGCTGTAAACTTAATTGCTGTCGGACTTCCAAACTAAAAGTAACTTTTGTATGATTTTTTGTAGTAAGTGTTCTGGTCGTTTGTTTATTGACAGACAATATACAAGCGTACAGCATATGGAAACGTATTGTATTCGGTGTGGATCAAGAAGGTTTTATCATCCACCAACTGAAAGCGGAGAGGGCAGATGGTTACTGGCAAAGGAATTATCGAGAGCCAAACTTACAATAACGAGTCTATAGTAAAAGGAAGTAAAAAAATTTGGTTTCTTAATGGAGACCTTGTAAGGCTTTACCATAGTTCAAGATCTACTGGTTTAGTGTCTGTATATAACATTAATAAAGATAGGGTTGAGACTTGCTTAAGAACTGATTTTAGAAAAAATAGAGAAAAAGCGTATACGGTTGCTGAGACTGCTAGATTAATTAATCGTCATAGAAAATATATGCCAACATTAATTAAAAAAGGAGTTATTCCGCCACCAGTAGGATCTACCATTAATGGAAGAACTGGATGGCAAATAAGATCATACTATTCAGAAAGCGCAGTGAAGGTGATTCGTGATATACTGGCATCTATACATATGGGGCAACCAAGAAAAGATGGACTAATAACAAATAATATGACGCCTACGAACCAAGAGTTGACACGACGAATGGGAAAAGGTATACTTACATATACAAAGACAGATGACGGAAGGTATATTCCAATCTGGTCTGAAAACATTTAAAATAGAGAAAAGGTGGGGTATGGAAAACAATAATACAAAAGTATCAGTAACTCTAGGATATACACTTAATCTGGGCAATTTTCAGTCTTTAAGAATTGATCTAGGGGTTGTTGATTCTAAGCGTGATGGTGAAAACTCAGATCAGGCTTTTGATAGAGTCTATAAGTTTGTTGAAGACAAACTAACTGAAAAAATTCAAGAAGCACAATTAGAGGCTGATAGCAAAGACTAATGGCTGAACGCAAAGACCGCATGGCTTTGCTTAGTAGGTACAGTAAGTTACATACAGCAAAGTATGAGCAAAAGCCATCTTTAAATTTAAATGTAGAGCAATGGTCTGCTGATGCCTTAGTAGAGTCCTATGGTATTTCTGCTTGTTATGATTTGCTAGAATATTATTTTAGTATTGCACAAGAACCAAATTGGAACTATTTTGCATATAATGCAGAAAAGATTATTAACGGTAAACTAGATTTTGAAAAAGATACATTAGAACGAATAGAGCGAAGAAAATTAGCAAGGAGGTGGCTCAGTGAATAATACAGAAGCAAGAGTTATCTCAGCATTATTACAAGACAAACAAATGCACGTACTTCTACAGGCTAATGTTGAAAACCTTCTTAGGACTCATAATGATGTTTGGAATTTTATAAGGTTGTATTTTGAAAATAATAGTGTAGTTCCTCCAACCTCTTTGGTTGTAGAAAAGTTTAGAGACTTCCAGCCAGTAGAGAATGTTGGTGCAACTAAACACCATCTTGAAGAGTTACAGACTGAATACTTAAACGATAGCCTAAAAGATATTTTAAGATCTGCAGCAGGAGAAGTTCAAACTGGTAATGGCACAGAAGCCCTTAATGGTCTTATTACAAAAACATCTGAACTAAAAAAGAATACATCTGCCATACGTGATATTGATGCAACAGACCTAGAGTCTGCCGTTGCATATTTTGAAAAGATTAAAGAACAAAAAGAGACTGGTCAAATTGGAATTAAAACAGGTTTACCAGGATTTGATAACTACCTACCTTCTGGAATTATGCCAGGACAACTAGGTGTCTTTTTGGCTTATCCTGGAATTGGTAAATCATGGCTAGCACTTTACTTTGCAGTTCAGGCATGGAAACAAGGTAAGTCTCCATTAGTTATTTCTTTAGAAATGTCTGAGACAGAAGTTCGTAATCGTGTGTTTGCTATTATGGGTGAAGGTCTTTGGTCTCATCGCAAACTTAGCAATGGTGAAGTTGAAATTGATATGTTAAAGAATTGGCATAAAAATAAAATAGAAGGCAAACCAGAGTTTCATATTATCTCTAATGATAGTGGTGGAGAAGTAAACCCATCTGTTATTCGTGGAAAAATTGATCAGTATAAACCAGACTTTATAATTGTAGACTATTTACAACTTATGTCTCCAAATCAAAAATCTGAGAATGAAACAGTTAGAATGAAAAACCTTTCTCGTGAATTAAAGTTAATGGCTATATCAGAAGAGGTTCCAATTATTGCTATTTCTTCTGCTACTCCTGACGATGTAAAAGATTTAAGCAGCGCACCAACACTTGGTCAGACTGCATGGTCTAGACAAATTGCTTACGATGCTGACTGGGTTATGGCATTAGGTCGTGCTACAAATAGTGATATTATTGAATGTGTATTTAGAAAAAATCGTAACGGTTTTATGGGAGACTTTTTAGTACAAGTAGATTTTGACAAAGGTTATTACAGATATAAGGATTACGAAGATGGTAAATAACATTTATAGTAAAGAACAAATACAAAGAGTGCTTAGTGGTGCAGGTATTGATGTCGAAGCAGAGTTTGGCAATGATTACATAATCTATTGTCCATATCATAATAACACTAGAACTCCTGCTGCTGAAATTGCAAAAGATAGTGGACTATTCTTTTGTTTTGGATGTCAAACAACTAAAAATCTTGAAGAGTTTGTAATGTTTGTAACTGGTAGAACTTATTTTGAAGCGGCAAGATATATAAAAAGCAAACAAACAGAAACTAATATTGAGAGTGTAATTAATAAAGCAATGTATGCTCCACCAGATTTTGTTCAGTATGACGAGGTGTTAATTAAAAGATTAAATAATCAGGCTCTAGAGTCTCCAAGAGCAATGAGATATTATGCTGGAAGATACATAACAGAAGATTCAGTTAAAAAGTTTGGACTTGGTTATTCAGAAAAACAAGATATGTTGACTATACCAGTTCACTCTCCAGATGGATTAACACTTGGCTTTGTTGGTCGATCTGTAGAAGGTAAAGAGTTTAAAAATACTCCAGGACTTCCAAAAGGTAAAATATTGTTTAACTTACACAGAATTAAAGCATCTAGTATTGTGTATGTAGTTGAATCATCTTTTGATGCTATAAGGCTAGACCAAGTAGGATTCCCAGCAGTGGCAACTCTGGGGGCTAACGTATCTGCATCACAGATCAAACTGTTAGCAAAATACTTCAACAATGTTGTTCTTGTTGCAGACAATGACGAGGCTGGTTCAATAATGAGAGATAAGTTAATTGAAAAACTTGGCTCATTAGTGACCGTAATAAACATAGATAAAAAATATAAAGATATAGGCGATATGGATGATGAGGCAATTCGAAGCATAGAGTTTCAATTTGACAAATCTATATCAACTATGTTAAACTAATATAACAAACGAAGGAGAATATATGAGCGTAGTAAAGGGACTAAAAAATATAAATGCCCTGCTCGAAAAACCAAAATATGATGAAAACTCTCCAAAGGTAAGATGGTTAAAAATTGCCGATGGACAAGCAGTAAAAATCCGTTTCATTGAAGAATTAGATGAAGACTCTGCAAATTATAATGCAGACCGTGGTCTTGCTCTAGTCGTTAAGGAACATACAAATCCAAAAGACTACAAGCGCAAGGCTGTAGACACAATGGAATCAGAAGGTCGTGACTGGGCAGAAGAAATGCATCG